CTGAACGTGTTGCATATATGCAACAACAACAAACTAATTCTGATAACTTGAATTAAGTTGTTGATTAACTATGGGATTAATATATATTAATCCCATAACAAAAAGTTATAGAAAGTAGGACAAATGATACACGGAAGAATATTCACAATCACTTATTATTCTGCGAGTGATAAAAAGCATATTACAAGAAATGCTTTGTGGACAGATAAATGCAGATATTGGGTATCAAAAGGTGGTCGTATGTTAATGACTTATTTTGATGTTGATGCTGACGGCTATAGAACAGCGTCAGATAGTTGGAAAGTGAGGTTATAATATGAGTAAAACAAAAGACAAAAAATATATGATTATAGAAAAAGAGATATTTTTGGGTACACCAAAATACTCTATTCATAAATCTACAATGTATGATTTAACAAATGCTGTAAGAAAAATACTTGCACTTGATACATTGAACGAGGACAGAGAACGATATTCTTATCACTTGCAAGAGGTTTCATTGAGTGATGTCCAAGAGCCATTGGTACTTACTGATGAAGTTAAGAATTCAGAACAGGGGGAACTACCTTTGTAATCTGACCTACTTGGGTTATGAGGTGAGGCTAATCTCATAACCCATAATATCCCATAAGGGTATGCATAAACAACATATGTTGTTATTGCATAGTGTGTACCGATAGAGGTACCACTACATATTGATTTTTCGCTTGAAAACTAGGGAGGGCCCACCCCAATGTTGACAAAGGGGTCCCAAGGTCATACATATATGTAAGATTTAGATAGTTAAAGACATCGTTTTAGAAACGCTTTTATATTATGAGTACTGAAAAAATTTTACAAAAAATTTCTGAGAAAGACCTACAGGAAAACCTAACAAAAGAACAATACCTAGAATACCTTGAGAATGAACAAATCTCAAAATTACAGGAAGCTAGACCCATAATACAAGATGATTTTTTATCTTTTGTAAAATATGTTTGGCCAGAGTTTATTGAAGGCTCACACCATAAAATTATTAATAAAAAATTTAATGACCTCGCAAAGGGGAAAATTAAACGTCTGATCATAAACATGCCGCCTAGACATACTAAGTCGGAGTTTGCCTCATACTTACTCCCGGCATGGATGATCGGTAGAAATCCAAAATTAAAAATAATCCAGGCAACACACACAGCAGATCTTGCTGTAGACTTTGGACGTAAAACAAAAAACCTTGTAGATGATATGGAGTATCAACAGGTCTTTGACACAAGACTCATGGAGGATAGTCAGGCCGCTGGTAAATGGAAAACGGAACAGGGAGGAGAATATTTTGCAGCCGGTGTTGGTGGGGCGATAACAGGTCGTGGTGCTGATCTACTAATCATTGACGATCCACATAAAGAACAAGATATTAAAAAAGATAGTAAGTCTTTTGACAAAGCCTGGAACTGGTACACGTCAGGTCCTAGACAACGTTTACAGCCAGGTGGTAGAATAGTATGTGTAATGACACGTTGGTCTACAAAAGATCTTACCGGACAACTAATCAAGGCTCAGGGAGAGGATGATTCAGATCAGTGGGAGGTTGTAGAATTACCTGCCATATTACCAAGCGGCAAACCCGTATGGCCAGAGTATTGGGAGATAAAAGAATTAGAAAAAACCAAAGCATCTATACCTGTATCTAATTGGAATGCTCAATATATGCAGCAACCAACAGCAGAAGAGGGTGCGATTATCAAAAGAGATTGGTGGCAGGATTGGGAGAAAAAAGATCCGCCACAGATAAAATATACAATACAGTCATATGATACAGCATTTTTGAAAAAAGAATCTGCTGACTTTAGTGCGATCACCACCTGGGGAGTATTTGAGACAGAGGATGGTGGAGATAATATAATACTATTATCTGCATTTAAAGACAGGTACGAGTTCCCCGAACTTCGACGCGTGGCACATGAGGAGTACCAATGGTGGAGGCCTGACATGGTTTTAGTCGAGGCCAAGGCATCAGGGATACCTCTAACGTCAGAATTAAGAAAGATAGGAATACCAGTTGTTAACTTTACACCGAGCCGAGGAAATGATAAACATGTCAGAGTAAACTCAGTTTCTCCGCTTTTTGAGAGTGGAAAAGTCTGGGCCCCTTTGCATGAACATTTTGCACAGGAAGTAATTGAAGAATGCGCTTCGTTCCCGCATGGAGATCACGATGACTATGTCGACTCTATGACACAAGCGTTAATGAGAATCAGACAGGGTGGATTGATAAGACACCCAGAAGACAAAGAGGATGAACCAGTTGAGAAAAGGCGTATAGAATATTATGGCTAGTAAAACATTAGTAGATGTAGCATTAAAACTCTATCAAGGGTTAGGAGGAAATCTTTCCAAGGTCCTCGGTACCAGATCAAATGTTAATTTTTTAGGAAAGGGTAAGTCTTCAGAAATGATGGTCGACATGGACATCAACCCTGAAGCATTAGGTGTTCTACCAAAATCAAAAGCAGTAGAGGAATTAGATTCGGCGATGGGTTATTTAACTTCAGGTAAGTTAAACGACATGCAGGCGAATAAACTAATCTCTAACATGACCAAGATGGATGAGTTTTATAATCCTAAACAGGTTGCAAACATAACGGACATGGCAACAGGGACCAGGGACTTAACACCTGGTGGACTTGCTTCATTAAGATCTATGGCAGATGATCTGCCACCTCCAGGTTCACGTGGTGGTGCAGATGATATCGCAGCACCTACTCAATCAGCAGATGAGGTATTTAAAAACATGGCGGATGCTGAGGGTGTTGATGTAGCAGAAACAATATTACCGACAGGTGCAGGACTTGAGGCAATCAAGTCCGTAAAAAATTTAGGTAAGGTTGGTGATGACATCGTAGATAATATTTATGAGATGGCAGGAGTCACAAAATCAGCTCAGCCAGCAGCTCGTGGTAATGCTAGAGATTTTTTAAATACAATTAAGGATATGGAAGATCCAAGTTTTCCGGGTGGCACAACTTTATCCGGTGTTATGGAACCATCAGATTTTAGATTTATGACAGAGGGTGGTGGCGGAATATTTGGTGATCCATTACTAATAGTACAAAAGTATTTCGGACCAAAGGTTGCAGGAGCTGTCACAAGATTAAATGGTCGAGATGAAATAGAATTATTTACCAAAAGATTAGTTAGAGTTAAAGATGCAAAAGGCAACAGTATCACTGATAGAAACTTTGATCCTGATACAGTAGATCCAACAGACTTTGAGTTTGAGGATGGTGGTCGTGTAGGTTACTTCGGTGGTGCCAGGGTTTTAGGTAAGATGGGTTATCAGGCCTTACGTAAGTATGGTATCGAGGCAGAGGACATCACAAGACTGTTCGCAAACCTTGGAGCAGATAAAACATTACGTGGTAAGGAGAAGACCATGTATTTCCATCAACTAAACAAAGTATTAAAGAATCCAGATGACTATCCAGACGGTATTAAAGAGATACAATTAAGATTAGGTCTTGACCCAATAGGATTTAAAAGCGGTGGTCTTGCTGGCATCCTGGAGGTGTAATGCCAAGAAGTGCAGAACAACAAGCTCTCATAGATAAACTTATTGAATTTTTAAAACCATATAAAGGTAAAACTATAGGGACTGATGTATTAGCTGCAAAAATAGCAGAAATATACAAAGGTAAATTAGGAAAAAATTCACCGGCTAAACAATTAGCTAATTTAAGAAAATCTAGTCCAGAAGTTTTTAAAGATGTAAAAATAGACTATTCTATAAAAGGAAAAGGCCCTTGGAATACAGCTTGGGAAAATGATCCTGAATGGAGAAAATTTTTTAAAGAAAAAAACCCGGGAGTAAAGTGGGAAAATTTAACAAATGAACAAAGAGATATAAAACAAAACACTTGGAAAAGTTATGGGGTGTTTAAAGAAAGATCAAAGGTTATTCCTGATAACTATATACGTTTAAATGATTTTGCTAAAAAAGTAGGAATTAACCAGGATACTTTAGGCACAATTAGAACTAGAGAAAGTTATAAAAATTTAAATTCAGATATAAATAAGTATTTTAAACCAAAAACTTTTAAAAAAGAAGTTTATTTCAAAGATCCTTCTAAAGAAGATATTAAAAAATTTAATGAGTTTGTACAAAAAAATAAACAGTCTGGTATAAAATCAATGGCAGAAAAGAAACAAGCTGTTTCTTATGAACCAATTAGAGCAATCCACAAAGAACTAATCAGAGACCCTGACGCAACACCCACAGAACTTGCAGAAGCTATCTATGGAAAAGCAAATGCAAAAAATTTAAGAAACGTTGGAAACGATGCATCGATGTATGTTGAGTTTTTATCCGGATCAAGAAAGGTCCCTGGAATTACAGCACCAACTGTAATGATGTCAGAAAATATTTTAGGAAATATTTTAATGCCTGGAAGTGGTTTTTTTAATTTTGGAAATGCAGAGAGAAGAAATGCAATGTTAAAAGAACGGGATAAGATATTAAAAATTACTGATCCTAACAATAGATTATTTACTACTAGAAACCGTCTATTAAGAAATTTAAGAGGACAAGGTTTTAATGTTGATGAAGCGATGAGTCTTTCGGCAACTTATGAAAGAGCTCCTGGTTATTCAGAGCTAGCACAGATAACTAGTCCTGAAGTAAACTATATAAAAGGGAATACAATTGATAGAGATTTTTCTAGAATCTTTGACAAAGTTGTTAGAGGTGAACAAAACCTTGGTTCGGAAATAAAAAAATTTAATCAAGACTCTAGAGCGTTTCAAAAAAACTATGGTGTTGATACACCAATTATAGAATACAAACCTGGAGAAAAATTAGATGCATCTAAGTTTGTAAAAAATTTTAATAAGTTAACTCCAGAAGCACAAGCAAATGTATCTCAACTTGCAGATCAAGGAATTGCTTTAAGATCTAAAGCAATGCCTATGGGCGCTTTACTAGCTGCTGTTGAAAAAGCTCCTCAAGCGTGTAGAACAATTTTAAATTATCAAACAGGAGGTATTTCTGCAACTTGTGCAGAAGCTATACAAAAAGATCCTGTTGGATCTGCAGAAAAATTAAAAAATTTAGATGCACAAAGTGGACCACTTGCTAGAGTTAAAAATGCAGCATTAGGATTTTTAAAAAGCCCAAATGTTAGAACATTTGGTATCGCTGGTGCAGCAGGCGCGATTGGAGCAGCACTTGTAAAAGAATTTAGAAACGACGATCCATCAACTTATTTATCAAATGAAGATCAACAAAAAAGTATGTTAGTTGATATGGCAACACAACCTATTACAACAGACTTTGATAGACCAGATATTTTAGATTATCAATTACCAGCTATGGGTGCAACGATTGCAGGTACTACAGCATTGTCAGCACCATCAACAATCAAAGCTAGTAGATCAAGAGGACTTGGTGTTGAGAAAAAAGGTTTGACTAGAACTGCAGGAAGAGTTTTAGGTAGAGGACTTGGTGTTGCAGCAGCACCAGGATTACTAGCTCCATTTGCAGCAGCTGATATTGCAAGTCAAATTTCAGAAGGAGACTCAATAACAGATATTGCAACAGATCCATTAAATTATGTTGCTCCAATATTTGCAGAACAAACACCAAAGTTAACAAGAGGAATGAACCCACTATTTAGAAAAGCAGCTAGTCTAGGTTTAGGTAAGGCAGCTTTACGAGGTTTATCTAGAGCAGGTATTGGTGGACTTGCACTTTCCCTTGGTATACAAGGTTATAATTTATTGGACGACTAATGGTAAAATTAATTCCAGGCGGTGGACCACCACCAAAAAGCGGACCTAATCCACAGGGGTTGAATGTACCTGGAAAAAAGATTATAGTGGTAACGAACTCGGAGAAAAAGAATGTCAATAATGGACAAGGCTCTACCAAACGTAGTAGAGCAAAAAGTAACAACGCCTAGTGACGAAGAAGTCGCTTTAGCAGAAGAACAGGTAGCAGAATCACAGGGTGGTGAGGGTGTTGATGTTCAAGAAAACGAAGATGGTTCGGTAGATATAAACTTTGAACCAAACAAAGTTAATCAACCAGGAACAGAATCACANTTTGANAATCTAGCAGATTTATTACCAGAAGATATTTTAGGAGCATTAGGCTCAGAGTTATACGGCAATTACATGAATTACAAATCTTCCAGAAAAGAATGGGAAGATAGTTATACAAAAGGTCTAGACCTTTTAGGATTTAAATACGAAGACAGAACACAACCCTTTGCTGGTGCATCAGGTGTAACTCACCCAGTGCTAGGTGAGGCGGTAACGCAATTTCAGGCACAGGCCTACAAAGAATTACTTCCAGCTAGAGGTCCGGTACATACTCAGATAATGGGTGTAGTCAATCGACAAAAAGAG